CATTCAATGGAGTTGCCTCTACGATATTACCACCCTCTTCAATATCTGCACCATCCCATGGTAGGATAGTAACAAAATCCTTATAACGAGTTACGTTTCTTACTTCATATGTTACAAGTCCACTACCAGTTGGGTATCCACTAACTTGTACTCGTTCGGTATCTTCGTATGATTCTTTTACTTTAAATACCTTAACTCTATCTTTAACAATGTTTCCATTTAAATCCAAACGAGTTCTGATTGAGTGAGAACCACTCCCATATAATCCAAATCCAGCAACTGCTAAATCATCAGGTCCAAATCCACCAACTTGAGTAAAATCAGTTGAATCGTAAAATGAACTAAGAGATGCTGTAATTTTAGCATCGATATTAATTTCAAATCCACCCATCGTAGAACCACTATTTCGAGTTATAACTCCACTTTGGTTAGATGCATCTGTTGTTACATAAGTTCCTTCAAAATTATCAATTGATGCAGATACAATACTAAGTTCTTCCGTATCAATATATCCATCATAGAATGGTTGTTCGGTTGATAATTTAGTATCTTCACTTGCTGATATTAAAGATAAGAAAGTATTTTGTTCAGTTGTTAAGATAGTATCTTCTGAAGTATCAATAGTTGTTTCGTGATAATTTTCTTCACCACTCGGTCTATTCCATTTAGTTTTACTTCTTTCTAAAATATGTGGTTCAATTAATAAACCTTTAGCAACTTTAGCTCTTGCAGGTACTAATGATTCTAATTGGTCAAATAAAGTTCTATCAATATATCTTACTAATTGGATATACTCATTAAAGTTTAAATTATATCTTTGGAAATAATATTCTCTAAAGGTTGTTAAATCTGTATATGAATCATTATAATCATCAGATGGATTACCGATAAAATCATCAACATTGATTGGCCCTACTGAACGTAGAATATCCATATTGATTTCTTTTATTGGAGAAAAGAATAATCCTAACTTATCTGAATCAATTGGTGATTGATCAAATGATTTTTGAGTACTTCTATCTCTATATGATAACCCAATCCCACCGTCTCCAATTTCAGAACCATCTAAATTGTACTGATTCTCGAATCTAACTTTGTTACTATAATTAAATCCACTTTGAGGAACTTGTGCAGTTACAGTTCTTTCATATGGAGTATAGTTGTATGGGTATTCGGTAATTGAATCAAACCCACTTGCTATAGAAGATGTTGTATAAGTTTGTTTTATTGCAACGTTCTTAATATCAGAATAGGTTCCTCTATCCTTTGGATATTCAAAATCATTTCTAAATAATAAATCTTCAGAAGATGCAGATGAATGATTACCATTTATTGCATCGGGTAATAATGTATGATTTTCAATTACCAATTCATTCAATGCAGTATTCCATAATCTTATCTCATCAAGTGAACCCGTGAACGTTGTATCTCCAATAAAAATAGAGGTACCACTTTCCCATGAAGAACTCGGTGCAGATAAAGTTATGAATACTTCATTTCTGATTCTTTCTTGGAATCCTTCTTTTGCATAAAGTGTAAAATCACTATTACCTAAACTACCAGTTTCTCTATTAACAACGATTTGAGTATATTCATCGTTAAAGAATGGCATTGGTTCCGTTGAAGCAGATTCAGTACCAACTGTTAATTGGAATCTTGCAAGTGAGCCAGTATCTTGAATTACATCAACTGACCAATCGGAACCATATATGATTTGTTGGTCTTGTCTTATTTCAGAGTTAACTCGTACTTCTACTGAATTTGGGAAATCTCCTTCAAACGATTTCCATGGAATTTCAATTTTAGAAGAACCACTAATGTTTATCGAGGCAGTTCTATCATCATAAGTAAACTTAGTAGTTCCTCCTTTAGTAGTATCTCGCGGGCCACCAAATTCCATAACAGTTAACAATGAAGATGGTATCCCATAACAACTCATCAATGCATGTAATGCACGCTTGGTACCTTTGTGCTTTAAAAGATATGGTAAGTTATTTAATATTCTTCTCCAAATTTCATTTTGATTTGATTTACCAGATGATATAGATTTAGATGTTTCATCGATTCCTCGTTCATCCCTATCTGCATTCCAATTACCATATGCATATTGCCAAAGTGCTTGTGATTGAACACCCATATCAGCATCCCAACCAAGGGATTCTAACATCTGATAAACAAACTCATTACTAATACCATCTTGGTATTTATGTTCAAGTTTTTTACTCTTAGCAAGTGATTTGGTATATACCCAAGTAGTATCAAAGTGTTGACCCAACATATCAAAGAACAAAACAAACTCTTGTCCTTCATCATCATTTTGTACATGAAGTGGTAAGTTGTTTACTAATCTATGTTTATTATTATAATCATAATTACTAGCAGATGATATAATATTTTCATACCACCCAATAACTTCTGAACTTGTAGAATGTAATAAACTATCTGTTCCATTTTCCTTTGGATATGTTAAACCATTTATAGAAGAAGAAGTATATAAGAAATCTTCAAATGCATCAAACCCATTGATAGTATTGGATATTTGTCCATCTAATCTTTCTTTTTCTTTGAAAAGTGATATAGAACTTGTATATTGTGAACCTGATGTAACTAATGAAATTCTATCATTATAAAATTCAATAAGTTTTACTTTATAAATAAAATTTTCAACTCTTTCTTCTGCGGAAGAATATTTCACAAAATTTTCCCAATACCAAGAAGTATCACCGGTAGATTCTTTTATATAACCAGTATTATCTGAACCCATATATGTAAAAGATTCAGATACAAATTGTATATCTAACTTCTTTAAATCAAATCCACTACCACTTACAAATTGATTAACTAATCCAGTGGATGAGGTAGACCCACTTGCTATTAAATCATCATAAATCTGTAAACCAATATCATCCGAAAACTTTTCATTGAAGTTTGGTTGTAATGGAACACACTCTTCAACTGCTTCATCTATTACAGTTATACTTTCTAATAAAGGAATTGATTGAACCTTAGACATCCAAACTTGTTGGTTTGGTTGAACTGATTTTGAAAGAGGTTCGTATAATTTTAAAACTAAAGTTTTTACTTCTTTAGTTTTTTCTTCCCTACCAGTTAATGGGTCTACGACTTTATATTCAGAAAAAGTTTCGGTATCAACCCCCCATGTAGAAATAAGTTTATTATCACCCTCACCTAAATGTAATAAATGTGTAAGGTATTTGGAATCTTCTCGTTTAAGAATACTTGTATCAAATTGTTTAGAGATTACTTCTCTAATATCTCGAACTACATTACCTCTACGAAGTTTTAAATTACCTTTGTCAAATCTAATAGTAATTTCTTCTACTTTTCCTTGGAAGGTAGAATCACCCCTATCATTAAATGGAGAAAGTAATAATTTAAAATCTACAACATCAACATCTTCTGATAAGTTATCACCTGCCTTGGTAAGAACATCTTTAATGTTTAAGGTAAGCTGTCCTTGTGGGTCTCTTTTAGTATAGAGTTTGGTATCGTTAGAAACTTTACCAACCCATACATCAACCCAATCAGTATTTACAGATGCCCATGAGATTTTAAAATCAATATCATATCCTTTAAAATCTTCACCAATAATATTTTCAGGATAAGTAATGTGAGTTATATCTGGACCTGCAATTGATTTGGCATTGGAAACGTTTACAATTACCTTTTTAACATCACCACTACCACCATTACCAACTGGTTGTAAATATAATTCAAATTGACCTACTTTAGAAAAATCCGAAGAGGTTAACGATAGTGTACCATTTGCTGGTAATTCTCTCGTAGTATTTCCCAATGTATAAACTACTCTATTTGCATTAGAAGTGGAATATGATAACGATGTTCTTTTTGAAGCAAGATTAAAACTTACTACATTTGAACTTGTCGATATTGTGGGTTTACCAAACGTAGTTGGTGGTGTATTATTAATTGGTGCCTTAGATGCATTAACTATTAATGCATAAGTTGCATTTGGTTGTAATTTATAACTTTTTTTACTAGCAGTACTTGTATCAATCTTGGAACCATTTTTTCTAAGAACATATTCAAAATTCCATTCTCGTGCAATCTGATCATTCTTTGGTTCTATGCTAAAATTACCAGGACCGAATGATATTAAAGTATCATTGGGTACTGGTGCAGTTTGACCATCAAAGTTATATTTTATCAAATCAGCAACTTGACCAGAATCTGGAAATATTTCTATCTTATACTCATTTCTTACTGCCTGTTCTTCCGCAGGTATTACCTCTGGTGTTTCCCACAATGAAGTATCCCATTGAATAGAAAATGTAGAAGGGCCACTATCTGATTGTTTTATTGTACTGATAACTCGTCCATTTTTATACAATGAAACTGTTGGTTCCATTGGGATAATCGACTGAACATTATTATTAGTTTTTATGGTGTATATATCGGGGTGTGTTTTATTACCTTCTTTTAATTCAAACTTATGACCTCTAGCGGGAATATTTTTTGTTTGTATTGGTAGTACTGACCGTACATCTTCTACATTATCAAAATAAAATGCACCACGATTTGGACTCTTGGAAATAACAACTGTTATCAATTTATATGATAATTGTTTTACAACATTATCTGGTTGAACATCATTTAATAGTGTATTTAACTGATTAGTGTTTAAATTCCTAAATTCTGGCCCATTACCAAATCCAGCGTTAACATTTATATTAAAATTAGGATTTTCTCTTTTAATGGTTTCCGTTATGGTATTTAAATCAATACCAAAATCAGGTAAACCAATTGGAGAACCAAGACCTAATGTAGTAACACCCGCTCCAGCTAAATTTGCAACAGGATTAAAAGTACCAGAGAATGCAGAAAAATCTAACCAAGTTTGAGATGGTTCTATCCAATTCCACCCATTACGAATTTCTCCGTTGAACTTACCTGGGGTTGTTGGTTTTGTTTTTGGGTCTAATGCCATTTTTTATATTCCTATTTTTCTTGTCTAGGTTTAACAGTTCTTTTAATTGTTATACCAGCACCAGATACATTAGATGCTGCTACTGCATTGAATGTTTCCATCTCTTCATTTGAACGACCACCACTTTTAACGGGTACATTATTTTGAACACCTGCTACTGATGTTCCTGGAGTTCTACCACCAACTTGTGATAAATCACCAGTTCCACCAACTAATCGTTCTTTAGCGTTCATAATTCTATCATTGGTTTGTGTATTTGCTATTTGAGCAACTCCATTAATATTTTCCATTCTCACTTCATCATCAAATCCAATTCCACGAACATTTATATCTCGTTGGTCTGTAAAGATGTTAGGTGATTTTGTAGTATTCTTTTCTCTATCACCAAGTGGTATTACATATGTTATATCATCTTTGATTAATATTGAAGTATCATATTCAAGAGTTGGGAAAACTTCAAATGGTCTATCATCCTTTGGTGGTGCATAGATACATACTCCTTCCAATCCAAAGTTTAATGCAGCAGGGTCATTACACACTACTGGTTTTGGTGGAGGTGGCGGAGGTGGGTCTGATATTACATTATCTACAAACTCTTCTACTTTAGGTTCATAAACACATAATGATGAATCATTAATATCTGCATTTGGATTGTAGTTTAATGCATTGGGGTCTTTACAGCCAATAACTTTAGCAGATACTGAATCTGGTATAGTTGATTTGTATTGTGAATTACTTGTTACAGTTTTTAGAATCTCACCAACCTTATCTAATGTTTCCTGTTGTTCTATGGTTAATGAAGTTTCTTCTTGTATATTTCTTTTTGGTAAATAATACTCAATACAATTACCAGCGATTGTAGTAATGGTATCCATTATTTCATTTGAACCGAAACATAGTTGAGGTGTGGTTTGTAAAGGTTGTCCATATCTATTTGATAAGATATTATATTCTCTATTACCTTTATAATGATTAACTGCCTGAACAAATTTATCTTTAACGTTTTGTAAAAAGATTTCAAAGTTAGTTATTTTGAATTCTTCTTTAATTAAGTTAATATAATTTTGTCCAGATGATACACTTCCTTTTAAGGTTAACATTGATTCTAACGTTTTCTGAACATCAAATTGTTCTACAAACTCGTCCATCAATGGAAATACATCTGCAGCAAAAGTTTTTCCTTGAACCAAGCATTCGTATCTTGCTTCTAAATCTGAATTTACCTTTCCATCTGAATCGATTGTTGGTAAAATTCTAATCTCAGTTCTTGATGGAGAAATCTCATGTATCCATGTTGTATCATTTTCTCTACCGTCAGAACCCAATCTTCTATTTAACAAAGAAACTTGAGATTTGAAAATACCATTAGAGTATCCAGCTTCTTTAATCAACTTTTCGGTATCAATGAAGAATTCCTCAGCATTGTTGGATTTTATATTTTGTTTATTGATTTGAGATTTACCAAAATAAGTTTTTTCAGTATCATCATTATATTCAATATATCTTACAGTATTGCCTCCTGCAGATTCTTGCGGTAAGGGATTATCACTTGAATCATATAAGATAAATTCAATAGTATCACCTACGTTAATACCAAAGTAACCTTTGGAGATTTCTCTCTCAAAGATTTTTCTATCTTTGTCATTAACAAGGTAACCCTTATTATCTTCTATTTTTTTAAAGTTATCTATTGCCATTATAATTCACTTCCCACTACTGCTCGGGCATTACCACGCGCTGTCCATGTATCCTTACGTTTAACTTCTTTGAAATAATCCGCTTTAACACTAAAACTTTCCCCACTTGATGCGGAAATAGTAACATTACCACTTACAGTTGATTTTCTACTACCAGTACGTCCTAATGGACTCCATTTAAATGTTACATGACCAACTCCAGGTTTTTCATCTACTCTACCAGGTAAAGTTATTGAACCAGGTACTTGTAAAAATTTAGTTGCATCACCGGTCACACCAAGTGTAAATGTAACTGGTTCTTCATTAAAGTTAAATAAATTTAATCCAGTACCCTGTAATACATTTATTCTGTTATCATTTTCTGTTTTGATAAATAATTGTTTAGTTGTATCATTAAATTCACCTTGTGGAATTTTATACCCAACATTACCAACCTCATCAAATGAACCAGCTTGTCCATCAAGTGCAGATTCAGATGCTTGTCTTACATTCTGAGCTTCAATTTGTTGTTGTTGTACTTCAATTTGACCTTGTAGAGCCTTTATAATATTGTTTAAAGCTTGAATTTGATTTCTTAGTGATTCTTTTTGAGCAATTAAACCTTCTGTTTGGGCTTTAAGAGAAACACGTTCAATCCCCTCTTTAGTTGATTTAATTACTGCCTGTGAGAAATCTTGTAATAACGCAACATATTGTTCGTTAATTTGTTGAGATTGGTTTTCAGCAACAGTTTGCTGTAATTTAGCCGCATCAAGTTCTATTTGTAATGATTCGATTAGAGCACGCAATTCTGCAATAATAGATTCTAACTCTAAAACTTTAGCCTCCAATTCATTAATTTGAACACCACGTTCATCGTATAATCGTCTTAAATCATCATATAGTGGTTTAGGAACTACTGGTGGTTTAACTTTTTTAGGAGGACCAATAAGCTCATCAACAACAGTATCAACTGCCTTTACGAGTTCTTCTTCATTATATTTTGGCTTTTCAATTCTACCAGTTAATTCACCATCTCGTTCACCTTTAATATGTGGATATGGTGTATCAACTGTTTTTTTAGAACCAATGGTAAATGTATGATTACCCGTTACTTCGTCTTTGGAAACGATAGCACGAGAACCACTACTGATTAACTCACCTATTCTAAATTGATTATCTATTGCCATTTATTACTTTTCTATTGTAAAAGTTAAATCTTTATCTTCAAAGTATTCAACTACTCCATCTCTTTCAACTTTGATTTCTAAATAATAATCTCTTTGTGTTTCCCAATTTTTTAAATTAAGTTTAAAGAAGTTACCATTAGAATCACAACTTACTTTTGTGTAATCTGAAAAGGGAATAATCACCTCATCCGTAATTACATCTTTCACTTGATAATAAGTAGTTGACGGTAAGAATTTCACATCGTTGTAAGCATATAGATTAGTATATGTTTTAAGTGGATACTTCTCTCTACCGAACACTCTAATCTCAGGTGAACTACCAACCTTATATCTTGTTTTTAATCTCTTAAACGTTACGTGAATATCATCAGAGGTAAGTTCAGTAAGAGAACCGGTCTCAAAGGTAGAATCATCCCAACCAATTCTTAATTTAGGTTGATAGATTGTATTAGTTTCTTTACCAAAGAATTTTAGTTGTCCATAATCTTCAGTATCATTTTCTAAATTAGAATCGTGTTTGATAATCCAACCATTGTTTGGTAGTGAACCATCTAACCAAGATTGTAGTGGAGTGATAACATCCATAACTACATCTGAAGTTTCATATGAGAATGATTGAGTTGCAACTGATGAAGTGTACCACGTACCACCTTTACCATTAAAGGAACCAGTTACACCACTTTCATATATACCTTCTAACCAATCAGTTCCTGTGGTTTTTGTATTCCAAGTTACACCATCGGTAGAAATCTCATCGAAACGAGTTCCGATTCCCATATCCCAATCTTGATAAATTGGATGTGCGAATATTGTATAATCAACAGGTATTTCAGAAGATTCACATTCTCTTAAAATTAACTCCGCCGAACTCATAGTTACCTCACCACTTACAAGTGATGATGATAATGAATTGGTATCAAACTTAATTAATGAATGTGCAATATCTTTTAAGTTTCCATAATAAGTTTTGGAAACTTCTAATATCTCATCTAACCCAGTATTCTGACTAGGTTGTTGTAAGTATATGGTTGCATCTTTTGATGCTGTTAAAAATTGATACATTAAACAACCCTCCCTTTTATATCTTTATTTGGATACTTCACTTCAAACACCGAAGGGTCTAATGAAGGATATACCATTTTATTTTTAGTTGCAGCTTCAATATTATAAGATATATTTGAATAACTACCTTTGCAATTATTTACAACTACACACTTAGGTACAGATTGAACCCCCTCAACTCCTGCAATAATTAATTCTAATTCGGAAAGGTTTATTGGCATATTGAACGTCCAATTATCAATGTTAAAGTAATTTTGTACTTCAGATATACACTTAACAAGAACTTCTCGTTTATTATACCCACCATATACACGAATTTCAAAATCAACACCAATATTGATAATAAATCCATTTAATAAATTTACACCATCAGTTAACAATCGATATTCACCTAAGTAAGTTTTTAGGTTTTCTTTAATCGCTTGATTAAGTGTAGATAATTTTTTAGTAGAATCATACCCAAGAACATATAAGTTAATTGCAAATGGATTATTCTTCTCTTTAGAATCAGATTGTTTTCCTGATAAGAATGTATTTACTTGATTCTGTATTTCTTTTTCAGTTATACCTTCTTTTTCTTTTAATGATAATACTAACTCAGTAAATTGTTGTAAAGAGTTTGGGTCTGTTAGAATCGATGAAGGTGAATTATTATCCAACTCCCCATCGGGTGCACAATATACTTTTGCAATACCACCATATTTTGCCGGTAATGATAATGCTCGTACCTGATAATCCTTACGAGTTACAGCTCTGTTTTGTGAACCAAAGTTAGCCAAAGAGTTTTCTCTAATTTCATCAATCGTTTCCGCACCTCTACCGCCCGTTGCTGGTTCTTCGTTTTCAACTGCAATTGATGATTTGTATGAGTTATATACTGATAATTCATCCGCATCAAAAATAGTAGTATCTTCGTCATATTCTATACTATCTATCGTTGTTAATTCACCCGCACTTACATTTGATTCAACACCACCGCCAACTAAATATCTAACTGTTAATGTTGTATTTGCTGGTGTCTGACCATATGATTTGGTTTTTAAAAAATTAGAAGGGTCGAATGATGCTCCAAGATTATCAATAGATGAATTCAATCCTAATCCAACATTTTTAAAATTAGGTATTAATGTTTCATCTGATGTAGTAGAGTTACCTCCACCAAATACTAATGATGTAGTATTATCTTCATTTACTTGAACCGTAAATCTTCTTGATGTTTTTGTTAATTTTAAAATACTTGGAACCGAATCTTTAAATTGTGCTAAATCTTTATCATATTGTTCTGTATTGGCATAATCAACATAAACCATTTCTTGTGCAAGATATGGTACTTCATACCATTTGTTACCACTTGTGTCGCGAACATCGTAAATTTGAATTACATTGTTATCTCCAATTTCTATTTTAGAAAACTGTTCAGCACTTGTAAATGTTTTTGTAACACTTCTTAATTCTGCAGAAATAGCATTTACATATTTCTTAATAAGATAATTTGCAGGGTATCCTTGACTATCACGATTATATATGGTTACTTCTCTATCAGTATCATCTGAAAAGTCTACCAATTCAGTTGTTCTAAATGAAACTCCCGTATTGGAAACTACACTCATTCCTTCTTTAATTCTTAATAGATAATCAGTATTGGGTTCTGGATTTGTTTGTGCATTTAATACACCAACTCTTTGATAAATTGCTAATTTAACAACTGCAGGTGAAGTTACTTTTGGTTTATATCCTAAATATTGTGATAAAGCCATTACGTTAGCTTTATCTTCTGCAGTTGTCATTAATGATTCTTTTAAAGTATCATCAATATAATATCCAAGAACATCACCAAGATATGATGCCATTTCTATGAACATCATACCAGGTGAAGATTCGTTAAAATCAGTATAGGTTTGTGGAAAATATGTTTTAGAGTATTCAATTAGATTTTGTCTGAATTGTCCAAAATCTTTATTAAGATACTTTATATCCCTACCTTTATTTTTTTTATTTGTACTATTAAGTGCCATATTGTATTATCCCTGTACTGTAAAGGTTATTTCTTGTGTTTCTATATCATTACCAACTGTGAATTGTATGCTAACATTTGCTGTATGTCTATCTTTCATTTCATCACTCATATCAACTTCAATTGATTCTATGGTAATATATGGTAACCAAAAATTTACAGATTGAGTTATCATTTCTTGTAACCTACTCTCATACGTATCATCAAATGGTTCGAATAATAGTTCATGTAACCCAGTACCAAACTCAGGTTGCATTACTCGTTCACCACGAGCAGTTAACATTAAATTTCTAAGATTACTCTTAGCAGCATCATAGGAAGTAAAAGTTTGTTCAAACATAACCGCACCACGTTTGGTAGGAGATGCAATTCCATATGCAAAAGAATCAAAATCCGATTCAGTATCCTTTACAACTTTTCTACCAATTACGTAAGCCACTTATACTCTCCTATCTCTTGAACTTTTTAACAAGTTCGGAATTATCTCTATTCAATACTCTATCTAAAGCTGCTAACCCAGTTGATACACCTAATCCTTTTTTAGGTGCACCTTGTGAACTTACATCACCATATCCCATTTTATGAGCCATCTGTGCCCTTAGAGCATCAGTTCCACCTGCACCAAATGATGAACCCATATTAATTGTTTGGTCAATATCTGGTTCGGCATCCATGTAAGATGGTATGTGTGTATTTTCTTGAATTTGTTGTTGTGGTAATCTATCTAATACCGATGCACCACCACTACCAACTTGTCCACCACTTCTTTGTGCTGAACTAAATGGTTGTGTTTGATTCAGTATATCATTAAGAACTGGGTTCTTAGTGAATTTTCTTTGTTCTTGAACTTGTGTTCTTTCTTGTTGTAGAACTTGATTAGCTGCTTCGAATGGGTCTACCTCCTCAACCACTTGAGTTAGAGGGGCAGATACACCTCCCTTCAACTCCTTTAAATGTGATTTTAATTTAAGGTTCACTTGCTCTTCTAAAATCTTTGGAAAGGTTTTAGTTAAGAATTGTTCGTGTTTTTTAGCTACTTCAGCTTCTACGATTACTTTAATTAGTTTTGCTAATTTCTTGGAATCCATTTTAATTGTTTTGTTATTATCTTAATATAAATATATTCTCGTTGAGTTTATAGTATTTTAGCTAGGTAGTGCATATCCCGTCAATTGAATAAATCCAGGTAGTGGTGGTATAAGAGGAAATCCAAAATACAACGAAACGGTTGATGCCGAAAATTGTATCGATGATAAGTGAGTTTGTGCGTAGATGATAAATAAATCTAAGAACTTACCGGCATCATCTATTGGTTGCTCTGGTCTTGTTGTTGGCCATTTTCCTGGATTAGATACCACACCACTTGTTAGTGAAATATTTTGGAAAGAACCCATTACTGGTATTTGTGGTGGTACTTGAACTAAGGTTGCACCTCCCCAATAACCAATGATAGCTTGACCTATATCTTTTAACCATGTATGTTTACCAGTTTCACTTTTAGTAAATGCAATTGCACATGCAGCAATCATTAACTTTTCCATTACCTCAGTATTACCTGTTGCAACTGGTAAAGGAGCTCCACCAAAACCACGAGTAGTGACGGAACCCGTTTTCATAGCCATATCATATGCAGTAGTAAATTGTTTTGCAAACGCCTCTTTGGATTTAACTCCATTGGGATTATCCATGTAGGATTTCATCATATTTTTAAAGATATCCCAAGACATAATTTATTCTGTGTAGTTTAATGTAGAAAGTGCATCTTGCAACTTTGACTTTATATCATTAAAAGTTGAACGATTTGTAGGACCAACTGCAGAAGGACCTGCTGGTGTGTTATACACTTGTTGATTAATTGCATCAATAAGTTCTCCTAACAATTCTACCAAAGTATTTCCCCTAACTAAAGGTTCTTGTGTTTCGGTGGTATTTAGTAAGATATTACCATCACCAGTAATAATTGTTAAATCAGAATCGTTTCTATCAGTAGTAATGTTTACATCATCACCGAAATCTAAATCTGCACCACCGTTACCATTATCAATTGTAAACTTACCATCGGAAATAAATCCATAATTTCCTTTAGAATAAAAAATCATCTCCTGTGATTTGGCAGATATTATAACTCGTTCTGAGTTCAATAACATTTGGTCAAACCCTACATATTCCTCGGGTAATTCAAACTTAATTGGGGTAGTTTCAAAATCAGAATTACCACCATCATCAACAAGACCTGGTTGGAAATCTAATTTATAATCATTAGATGATAATAAAATAGTAGAACCATCTTTATTTATATCCTCTTCAACTAATTCATTTTTCTCAAGGGTAGACAAACTTTCATCATTCTGTCTATTTCGAATAATAATGGTTGGTGAAAATAAATTATCTGTATTATTATATCCACTAAAACGAATTGATTGACCAAATCGTGATTGTATAACTTTATCACCTTCATATAAAACAAGTTGATTTATATCAGTAGGTTCAAAATAATCACCTAATTTTGCTTTCCTCTCAGATGAATCGGATGATGCTGCAGGGGTTTTAGTTTGTGATACTTCTTTGTAATTACTTGCTTGATTAGAAGGAGTTTCGGTATTTGGCGATAGTGTTTGTAACTTATCTTCTTGAGAATTTCCTCGATTGATATCCCTATTAGGTATTCGAGTATAAAAGGGAGTTCCCCCTAAATATATTAATGCTACAGTTTCACCAACTAATGGTAATCCTTCCGATGGGTCGAATGGTGCGTATGGTTCTCCATCAGAATCTGCTGAAGAAAAATCTGTGTGTTTCCTGATAATTGCATGACCAACGTAAGAATCGACAGGTTTCGGATTAGTTTCCGAGTCTTGAATTTCAGGAATAAATACATCATCTGCATTTAAAATAACATGAGATACTACACCTGAATTATTTTGTTTGGTGTTAGATATGACACCTTGGTATCTACTACGTGATGATGCTTCCTTTCTTCCCATTACTTACCTACCTTTTGTTTTAACTCCTCAATTTCGTTTGTAAGTTCATCTACTTTTATATCTTGTTCATCTGCTACTTCATGAACCGTTTCTTCTAATTCTTTAAGAAGTTGCTCTTTTTCTTCATTAGATAAAAAACCAGCATCACCTTCTGCTTTGTGTTGTGCTCCAATAATTCGTTGAGCAATTGCTGCCATCTTAACAAGTGAATCATCATTCTTAATAGATGAATCAATTAAATCTCGTATAATAGGACCCATCACTGCCATATCACCTGAATGACGAATAAGCTTTTTCATCTCAGCAATCAATTCAGATATACGAAGTTTCTTTGTTTGTTGGTTATCGTAGATATCTTTAAATAAACCACCCAAGTTCTTTCCTGGGAATAATTCAAAATCTGTACTCATATTTTAATACATTAGTTCATTGTATAAATATAGTAAAACAAAAAACCCTCCGTATTGGGAGGGTTTTATCATAGTCACTTTAATCTACGACTATGGTTTATCATTAGATGCTAAACGTGTTTCTAAACGTTGAACCTTTCTACGGAGTTGTTCCATCTCTATGTAAGAATAAGTATATCGTTTGTCACCTTTTGGTTCATACCAAACTAATTTTCCCATATCGTATTTTGCTTTCGCGTAATCCGATTTCCAAATACCATCTTGTACGTATTTGTTTCCATTGTAAATTAAGGTACCCTTTTGGATTCCATCGTTTACTTTAATTTTTTCTTTGATTACTTCTATCTCTTGTGAGAAAAGTGCCGTTGAGATTAGAAGAAATAATAGTGTAGTTAATTTTCTCATAATAAATCCTCTTTATTATAAGTATATCAATGTTAAGAAAAGGTTAAGTAATGTTAAGAGAATGTTATCTAATCTTCTTCTTTACGATATAATTACCAAGAACTAAGGTATCCATTTCACAATCTAAGAAAGTTTTAATAGCCGTTAGTGGGTCTAATACCATTGTCTGGTCTTTCAAGTTGAATGAAGTGTTAAGAACCATTGGATAACCATTATCCGCTTGGAGTTGTTGTAGTAACTTATACATTCTTCTATGGTGTTGGTTAGATACTGATTGTATTCTAGCCGAACCATCTACGTGAGTAATCGCTGGTAAATACTTTTGATGTTCTTCTTTTACCTTTACCACTTGGTTCATATAAGGAACCGTTTTATCGTATTCGAAATAACGAGTTTGTTCTTCTAACTTTACCATTGGTGCAAAAGGTCTGAATCCTTCTCTCTTTTTAATCACACGATTTACTCTTGCCTTCATTTGTGGGTCACATGGATTTGCAAGTATCGAACGATTACCTAATGCACGAGAACCAAATTCCATTTTTCCTTCGAACCAACCAATTACATTACCTTCAGCAATTTGTTTAGATATAATAGGAATTAATTCAGAATCAATTTTATAAACACTATAAACTTCTTTCTCCATTTCTTTCAATGCAGATTCGATATTTTCACGTGAATAAGAAGGACCTAAGTAAGGATTAACATTATCAATTCGTGGTGAGTTAGGATTGGTTCTATAAAAGAATTCTAATGCACAACCAATAGCAGAACCAGCATCAGATGGTGCTGATGGAATCCATAATTGTTTGTATAAAGATTTCTCTAAGATTTTCCCATTAGCCGTTCCGTTGTATGCACATCCACCACTTAAACATAAGTTGTGATTGGAACGTGATACATATAACTTATCAATCAAACGAAATAAAAGAAATTCGTATTGATGTTGTAAGGTTGCTGCTAAATCTTTGTGTTCTTGTGTAAGTTCTTCTTCTGGAAATCTATTTGGTAAATCAAATAATGAAGATAACTTTTCATTAAACATATGGTCATCAGACCAATCGTATGTAAAATATTTCATATCCAATTCAAAACCACCGTCTTTAGTAGTAGTGTAAAGTTTCTGAAATTGTTTTAAATAAGTTTCGTGATTTCCATAAGGAGCTAATCCCATTACCTTATACTCTCCTTCGTTTGGTTTGAATCCAAGAAAGGCAGTAAATGCAGAATATAACATCCCCAATGAATGAGGGAAATTAATCGATTGTAGAGGGAATAATTTATTTCCTTCTCCATAGTATAGAGAAGTTGTTTCCCACTCTCCTACGCCATCTACTGAAAGAATAGAGGCCTTTTGGAAAGGAGAAGTATAGTAGGAATATGCAACGTGAGATAAATGATGGTCACCATATTCAATATCTACATAAGGATGAGTGATATCAAGTATCTGTTGTTCGATTTCTTCGAACTTTTCTTTATTACGTTGGATAATTTCTAAACGATGTTCTTTTTCTGATTTAGGACCACGTTTAGTTGATTTCTCAATTCTATCTAATTTTAATTTAGGATTATCATAAAATACAACATCGGTAATTTCTCTACCATCTACGTTGAATTCTTTATATAACCAATTGATAGTATTGGTAGGGAAGGATGAATCATGTTTGATACCTGTGAATCTTTCTTCTTCACATGCACCTAAAACTTTTCCATCTTTAATTAAGGCTGCAGCTGAATCATGATATCCACATGATATTCCTAATATATAACTCATTTGGTTTTTCTTTATATATAAATATATTTAGATTTTAAAATTAAATTTATAAAATACTATTATTGAATTGAGAGTATTTTATAAAAAATCTTCATCTATGTATGGATTAGAATCTATATAATCATCTTGAGTAGGTGCTTGCCAAAATTCTTTCTTCTTTGGTTCTCTAAATTCACCATGTTCAAGATAATCATTTAACATTTTTTTCTGATGTATCTTCATTGTATTTACAACTTTGGTAATGTAATGAGTTTTACAATCTGTCATTTCTCTTACCAAAAGATAAAGATGTTTTTTATTAAAGTTTTCGATATACTCACTTCTACGAAATAATTCAAGAATAGCATCTGCAATTTGTAAATCACGTTTCTTAGTAAAAATAGAATTTAAATTCTTATCCCAATATGAAATCATAATATCTTTAAATTCTCTAAACTCACCTGCTTCAGTTGTATCATCAAAATCATTTTCAGGATTCCAAGTTTCAGGCATTTCAGAAATCAAAGCATTCTGTTTCCATCTTTTGTAATTACCATTGTTAGCTAAAATCAAATGATTCTTGGCAATGATAGTAAAATAAGAAAAGGCTCTACCTTTATCTGGTTGAAACATATGCATCTTTTCTACCATAGTAGATACTACCTCAGTTTGCATATCCTTTTTAGGAACATCAAAGTATGAAAACTTAAATGTATTAATTACATTCTCTGCTAGTTTTTCAAATGGATGTTTAATTCTTTCTTGATAAATTTTAGACCTTTCTTTTGGGTCTTTACATGCATTGTATTCTTCGATTGCTTCTTGTGCAGGTGTACCAAAATATATTTTGGATTTCTTTTTTCTTGGTCTTGGCATTATTATAATTGTTCGTTTAAATCTTCTACTATTTTTTTGAGTTGGTCAAAAGTTACACCAACCTCATCATCTTTTTCAAATGCTTGTCTTGTATCAATCTCTTGCATTTTCTCAAGAGCAGTTAATACTTTAGATTGGGTATCTTTAATAGTCCCAACTAATCTATCCTCAAGTTGTTCGTTCTGTCTTAGTAGATTCCGAACACCTATAAGGAATAATAGATTAACTACACCTGATGTAATCAATCCAATTAAAATATAATCCATATTATTCTAAATTTAATTCATAACCTGAGAATACTTTCATATAACGAGTAATAGGTGTTCCATTACCATCTTTGAAAACTTCTCCCTTTCTAAACCACTCAATCACATTACCAGCTCCACCAAGATGTGCAGCTGCTAGTACACCACTTTCGGTAACATATACTCCATGTAATATTGTGTTATTGTATTTCCTAATATATCTTCTAAGAGTTCTCTTATTAGATTTAAGTAACCTCGTCATTGCCTCTTCTTGTAAAGTAGGTGAAGATAAAAACTTCTTCTTAGTAGTTTTAATACCGATTGATTCTAAGGTAGATAAGTGAAATTGGTATCTACCCATATAACCCCAACGATTTACTATTTCATATCGATTACCACTTTCAAAGTTACCAATGTTTCTTAGAAAAGAAGTATGATCTTTCAAATTGATTTCAACTTTAGGAACCTCTAACTTTGGCATAATAACTTTGATTGCCTTTGGTTGTGGTATTTCTATTGGAGTTTGCCATTCTAAAATTACTTCATGGGCCTTGAATGCCATTAGAAAAAATGATATGGTAATGATAAATGATAAAAAAAAGTTTCTCATATGAATAGTTCCTTGATAATACTTCGTAACAAAGATACGAAATTATTATTACATAACCAAATGTTTCTTCAGATTTTTAACATTCTCCTATGGGACCGAAGTGCAATGCCCCAAAATCTATTTCAGATTTTTGTTGTTCTTTGATTTCTTCTATGTATTTTTCTTGGTCTAAAATATAATCATCGATGACTCTATTAAGTTCTTCATCAGTAATTACATTTTTATCCACTAAAATATCACATAGAGCATCGATTATAGCACCTTGTTGTAGAACTTGTCTTGCTAAATCTTTAATTATTTCTTGTGATACTGAGCTCATCTAATAAATCCTTTAGTGTGTTAATATCTTCATCTCCATAAATTATATCTCCAAATCCTCTTTTTATAGAATCTGGATGATAACCCATGGCGTACGCCATTCTTACACACATAACCTTGTACTCTGTGATATTCATATCATCTGGTACGCTTAATTCGATTTCATTAGCCTCTCTATTCTCCTCAATGAAATCTTCCTCTGTATATCTAAATATAAGTTTTCCCATTTTTAATACAAATTATAAGATTTCACATCCGATTGCAAGTAGTGGTTCTGCCTTCTTGTACTTCATGAATTCAGTTTTACCATCAGGTAATTTTACCATTACTCGTTCGTTTCTACCATATTTTTTAGGTGCAGTTATCGTTGCAGTATATCTTCTAACTTTATCGGTGATTAGAATCCCATTAAGGTGGTCTATCTCGTGTTGAGCACAAACTGTTTCTAATAACCCCTCATCGGAAAAGAACTCGTTAGAATCCTTCCATTCAGTTGAATCAGGTGAGAAGATTACAGTTCCTAAGTTATCACATTCAACTGTAAAGGATTTATGTCTAACTGTTTTAACTGGTTTCTTCATTGTTTTATCCAATGATAAACATTGTTCTACATACGCAACAGTTTCCTTAGAAACTTCAGTTACAACTGGGTTGATTAAAACTAATGGTTCTTTTACATTGATGACACATGCACGGACATCTAACCCAATCTGATTTGCAGATAATCCAATACCACCAAATTTAGTTAATCCTTTTAATAGTTTTGTAGAGATTTCATCAATCTCTTCTTGTGTCATTGGTTTACTCACTAATGGAGTTTTTAATTTACTCGGATTCTTTATAAGATTCATCATCAAATATTGTTAATTGGTTTGTAACTAATTTTCTTGTTTTACTATCTTCACCCCATCCACGAACGTAAACAGTTTTACCACCATCAGGTGATTCAAAGATTTTAGCATCTTTCATTTCTTCTTTTAGAGTATCAAATGATTCTCTGCCTTTTAAATAAAGTTCTCGAACTTTACTTCCGAGTTCCATATCATTAGGATACTCATTTACTAATTTTTCTATATCCATATTATTCTGTGATGTTTAAATACTTTTCTAATAACCAAGAAGATGATTGAATCTTTTCTCCAAGACCATCAATAAGTTCAATACCCAATCCTTCACATATAGAACGCTCTGGTATCGTATCATTATTTTGGTCTCCCCCATTTGCAAATGAAAGTTGCATTGCATCTCCAAATTTTCTAAACATCAGTTTTAATGTTTCTATCTGGGTACTATCTTCATCAACTGATATCCAAGCCATATCTACCATATGTAATGCTCGTATAATTCTTATTCGTTCATTCTCATCTTGAAAAAATTTAGAACCTTTTAATTCACGCTGTTTATCATTATTTACAATAACAATTAGAATATCACCAAGTTCCTTTGCAGATTCAAATAAATCCAAATGTCCTTTATGAAGTGGATTGAAATATCCACTAACTATAATTACTTTTTTCATATATTATTATTTTATAATATAAAGATACGAATATTTTTTAAGTTATACAAATTTAATTATGAATAATTTATGTTTATCCTTTATATACTACAAATATAATCAATTTATTCTAATTATCAAAATATTATACAAAAAAAATCTACACAAATTTCTTTATGTAGATTTTTTTATTAAGGGTAAAAATATTTTAAGATAAGTGTTTATCTTTAATCCTCTGAACTACTTCTTGAAATGCAGTAGCACATTTACTCTTCACAACATCTGATAGTGGTTCGATTCTCGAATATATAATTTGATTTTGTCTTTCTTTAAGTTCGGCCATGATATATTTCCTTTTTTATTGTTGTTTTTTAATATTGTTTTTTATTATGTACTAATATTCCATTGGCATAGAAGTTCTGATTATTCTCAACACCAAATATATAAGTTTGTGTATCTTCTGATATCAATTCTTCAATTGAAGTAATTGTAACATCTACATCACCATCAAGTGGATAGACGAAATCACCTACTTTTATTCTAGTAACTTCTGTTGGTAAATCATATACATCATTAGTCAATTCAGGTGAATATGATGCTAATACTAAATCATTTACATAGAATGGGTGGTCATATGTAGATGTTATTTCTGTTCCGTTTGAGAATGTATATTTAACTAAATCATTATGAATTGGTTGGTTTAAATCGGTTACTTCATTATGTTCTTGAATTCCACTTTCTTCATTATAGGAAACAACAACATCACCAACAACAATATCTTCAATATTTTTAGTATCTCCATTTGATAGTGTAACTTGAGTTCCAGCTACAAAGCATCCACTACCACCAAAGTTAAAACCACATGGTGGACAACCACTATCACAATAATAATTACCACATGGTGCCCAAGATGTATAACAGTACGTACATACATTATGCATCAATGCATATTCATCATTATTTACATCTACCATGAAATAATCGTATGGTTCAAAGTCTAAGTTATAAATTTTAACACTATCCCAAACTACATCTAATGATGTAATTTCTTTCTTGGAAACATTGTTGGTAGTTTTATTAATGGTAATAATTTTATCACCTACTAATAATTTGTTAACAAATTCGAAGTTAGTATCAAGTGAACCAGAACGCTCTATTACATATGATGTAGATAGTGTATCTGTCCAAACTTCACCATTATCCAACGTTATTTGAACAAACACGCTTTCAACTTCTTGTGATTCGGATGAAATCAACGATGATGAAACGTATGATAAAGAACCAGATATAGTGTCTACTGATGTATATGAGGTACGTGGATCATGTTCTTCACCACTACCACCGACTATCCAATCAAAGTTGGCAGTTTTAATTATATCACCTTCTTGTATTTGAGTAACGTTAGATATACTCCCATCAAACATTAAAATATCAGATTCTTCATCCGTGTGATAACGTATCGTCCCAACTTCCAAGCTTGAATTTTGATTTAAGAATTTACTTCTACTCTTTTTAGTTAAATCAACTCCATTTTCGTAAAACTCATTATCACAAAATGTTAATGGTACTACTGAAGAGTGAGTATATCCACCCAAACTAATGGTATCTAAATTAGAACCATAGATAATATCAATACTTCTAATTACACTCCAGTACCCATCAACTACATTTGAGTCATCTTGAATAAATTCTTGTATTAAAATATCAGAATCTAAATTAGATTTTGCAGAAGCTAATTGTTCGGTTGTGGTATATTTTGATAAACGAGGTAACGCCTCTCTATCATATTGTGGATATCTAGCCTTTTGTACTGAGTTAGGATATTGGGAATCATTTATATTCAATGAATTAAACCCATCGAGTGATAAATCATCCGATGAAAAGTAAGTATCAGGTATGTATGACGAACCACTCATTAAAGAAAAGAATTCAAATTTATCAGCACAGTATGTTGAATCTACAAGTGCAGATGTATCATATGCTTGACGTAAGATGAATTTATTATCTGTATCTTCTATTGCAGGAACCGTAACAGAGCCGCCTGGCACTACGTGTGGAGTATATGATATACCCAACTCGGTACATTTTTCTTTTATTTTATCTTCAAACACAAATTCCACAGCTCCATTTGGTGCCTGTGACTTTTCATCTACATATATAAAGTGAAATTCAGTTATATTGTTAGATATGAGTACGTTAAATAGTGCATCGTAATCTAAAAATTCTGCACCTCTATTGTAGATAGCAGCATTAGTATTAATTTCTAAAATTTTTACCGAATCACCACTTTGAAGTAAATCAGTTCCTAGTATTGTAGCCTTCATATTTTTCTATAAGGGTTTTATGTTATAGTAATAAATATAAACTTTATTAAAATAAGGTACTTGTTTTCTTAATACTTGTATTAAGATTATGTTTTTTATCTACATTTTCCCATTTTTCAAGAGGACACGGGTTTACAACGGATGAATATACTTTTTTACTTAATGGACATCCACACTCACCACATATTAGAGTCCATTTTTTATTTCTAATTAATTCTTGCCGAGATGGGCATGAACTACATACATCATATCTATCATTTGCACGTGATATTTCATCATCGGTTGGGTTAAATGATTTTATCCAAGAATCCAATATATCTTTAATATTTATCATCAAAATAAAGATTTTGTAATTTGTTTGAAATTACCTAAACCAACAGTAGAATAATTATAAGAATCAAATATTATTTCAGTATCATCTATATCAAAAATTTCTGCTATCTTAGGGTTATCAAAGTATTTTAGTTTTAAATCATGAGTAAGTAACTTAGATAAGGTTTCTGGAAGTTCATGGGATTTATACTCTTTCCAAAAATCAGTATCTTCTCGTTCACATAAATAGTGATATTTTATAAAATTATAAACTTGGTTATTGAATTTTTGTATAGATTCATTATACCAACTTCGTAATTCTTTATTGAATTTGGTTTTACGTAAATTATTTAATTGAGCAATAACTGTCATTATAGATGTTGCCTCGAGTGGTTCGAAGAATCCACTACTTAATCCCACTGCAACTGAATTACCAATCCAAACATCTTTAAAATAGCCAGATTCAAATTGAATTTTTCTATTTACTTCTATTTTTGTTTTAAGATACTCTTCTACTTCAAGTTTAGCATTTTCCTGATTTATATATCCATCATCAAATACATAACCACATCCCCATCTATCTTGTAGAGGAACCATCCACATCCACCCATACTTCATAGAAATAGCACGAGTTCGTGTTTTACTATCTATGGTATATTCTTCGGAATCGGTTAGTGGTATTCTAAATGGTATTGCAGAATTAAGAGTTAAGTGGTCTGTGTGAGAAATCCATTCACTATTTAATTCATCTCCAATTACCAAACGTTTGAATCCACTACAATCTATTATAAAATCAGATTGTATTGATGAACCATCTTTTAGATGTATTTTATTTATATCATCACCATTTTTATCAAATCCAATTACATCACCTTCAATATGATTGATACCACGTGATAATCCTAATTCTTTAAAGTAATTTCCAATTTTATTATTATCAAAATGATATGCATAACTTAATTTTGAATCTTGGTGAAAGTCATGATTAAAGGATGAATCATCTCCCGGCCAACCTTCAAATGCTATTCCCACCTTTTTAGTAGCTTTTGTTTTAGTAATAAAATCGGTTTCATTGATACCCAACTTTTTAAGAAATGGTACTATATTAGGTGTAGTACCCTCACCGACACCAATTACTCCAATTGATTTACTTTCAATTAAAGTTAAATTTATATTTTTAATTTTGCGATTAAAAAATAATGCAGATAACCAACCGGCAGTACCTCCACCAATAACAACTATATTCATCATAGTAATGATTTCTTTTCGTTTTTATTTTCTACCAACTTGACCCAATTTACAAGAGAGTACCTAACCCCACTTGTTATAGGCTTTACTTGATGGAGTGTATATGATGGAAACATATATAGTGTACCTAATCCACGTTCTAATGTTATTTCATTATCATCGATATTTAATTGTAATTCACCATCAGTATATTCATCGTTTAATTGAATAACCGTTGAGTAGAATCTATTAGAAAACTTTGGATTATTTATATCACTATCTCTATGCCAATTATAATATTCACCCATAGTATATTCAGTAAACTGGAATGGTTGTAATCCAGATACGGAAAATCCCTTTACTTTAACTGAATCTATTAGTATAGTTTCTAATCTATTATTTAAAAAACCCAAATCATCTATAAATGCTACCGAAGATTTTCTTGATTTGAAATTTACTTCACCATCACGAACTGTTGCATTTTTTAACGTAAGTTCTTTTTTACATTTTGATAATATAGAAGTACATTCTGATGTGGTTAGAAAATTTGGTATGGTAAAGTGTTGATACATATTATTAAAATAAAGATGTTGGTTTTGTGTCAATAACAGTATTGAAGTTTACAACATACCTATCAGTAATTGTTGGGTATGATGAATGGTGTGGTAGTAATCCATTAAATATCACAACTCTACCTTTTTTGGGAGAAACTTGTTGTTTAAATTTAAATTTTTCAAATTTTCTACCCCTCACTAAAGGTTGCCAATTTTTTAAATCAGATGGGTCTATCTCATACAGACAAGTATCTCCATCTGTATCATTAACATAATATACAATAGATATATGTTCCTCATACCTATCTATATGTAAACTCATAATATCATCAAAATCATTATCAACTACTTCTAGTTTATTTATCTTATATCGATAGTTTTTTAAAATTGTTTTACCAATTTTTTTTATAGCAGTATCTTCAATAGTTTTTAAAATAATATCAATATTACTATCCAACTTCGTTGGTACTATAACCGATTGTGGCATATAAACCTCATCACCAAAATATTGAATATTGTTATCTTTTTTAAACAATGAATCATTAGTTAAAAAATATTCTTCTAAAATATTCTGAGATTCTTTATCTATAATATCATCAAATACATAAATTCTATCTATCATCTATTTTAAATTATGTAATCTTTCGATTTCGTTTTTATATTTTCTAATATCCATTTAAATCAATTTATTTGAATCTAGTAATTCTTTTCGTAATCTCTTACTTAAATCTGGAATAAATTTTAGTCCTTGTAAATCAATTGTATCTGATTTGTAATATAAGTCATCGTAATAGATTACATCTATACTTAACTTATCAGATATCATATTAATCCATCTAGTACTTTCTTCAGCATATCCTTTAAAATATTCTATGTTAGATTTAGTAACATGTTTTTTTTTAAATTGTTCATTATATACCCAATCAACATGATTATTTTCCTGTCTTAATTTTAAATTAATTAGTGCTTCTATGTATTCATCTGTATGATATCTATCTAATAGATATACCTTATCAAACTTAAATTTACTAACTCTATCACAAATAATACTAATAGATTCATCAATTGATATTCCCATTTCCAAATGATAATAGTAATATAAATGAGAAGTGACTAGCTTAACAGATATATTATTTTTTGATAAAATATTATCTAACCTACCATTCATCTCAGGTTCGTGATAATGTGTTAAATTGTACCTATTGGCAAGATATTCTGTAAAATATTTACCACCAGAGCGGGGTGATGCAATAGTTAAAATTTTCATAAATAAGTATCTTATTTTAAATTATGTAATCGTTCTATTTCATTTTTTATTTTAATATTCCACGGTCCCCATGTTATATTATCCAATAACCACTTTCTATAATAAGGTGGTATAGATGCAACAGGTTTGCCTGAGTATTTACCAAAGGTCATATAAACCTTTTCTATCTCACCTTCTTCATTTCGTTTTTCAGAAAGATTGATACCACCTTCCAAATGAATACCGATTTCATGCATTGGTATTCCAGTAATTTGTTTTTTATTCTCTCCATATAGTTCCCAATTTTCTTCACCATCTTGTTTGTAATACAGTGCTTCTACTTTTCCAAACTTCTCTACTGAACCTACGAAATCTACCACTAAACAATCTTTCTTGTTATCATGGATACGTGTTCCTCTACCAACGAATTGATACCACCAAGAGATAGAGGCGGTTGGTCTACCTGTAATCAAACAATCTAATTCTGGGTAATCGAATCCAACTGTTAGTACGTTTACTTGTACAATAACTCTGATTTGTTGGTTTCTGAATTCCTCGATGATTCTTCTTCGTTCATCTTTTGGAGTTCCACCATGTACAACTGCTGCAGAAGGAATTCTCTTAGCAAGATTTGTTGCTTGTTCTATGGTTGGTACTGCAACAAGAATTGATTTTCTATTTTGTAATTCAGCAATCTTCTTTACAATTTTATTACCAATGTTTTGGTTCTCATATGAACGAGCAATAGAATCATTGGTATATTCAGCACCACTTGAATTGTAAACAAGAGCACCCGTATCGAAATCATATGATTGATATTCCAATGGTGTCCAATATCCTAACTCAACAATATCTTGAATCTGAGAAACGTGGAGGATGAACTTAAAGAACATTCCATGTTTACTTTTATTGGTTAACATTACCAACTTAGAATAAGGACCAGTATCTCCCATATTGGTTTGTAACTTTAAAGGAGTAGCGGTTAAACCAAGAACATGAGTTGCTTTCATCCCATCAACGAATCTCCTGAGTTGTCCTGATTTAGCACGAGGGTATCTATCACATTCATCGATAATGATTTTAGTTACCCCTAACTCTCTAAATTTACCTGCTATCTTAATGATAGAACCAATGGTTGCATAAGTAACATCACCCAACTCTTTACTTCCCATTGAGGCAGAGTAGATTGATGCCTCACCACCTAAAGTGATAAACTTGTTATAGTTCTGTTCTAATAATTCTTTGGAAGGTTGGAGTACAAGAAGTTTCTCACCAAGTTCTTTGGCAATAGCTGCTATAACAATCGATTTACCGAATGCCGTTGGGGCAACGATAATCGAAGGTTTCATCTTAGGAGTTTTAAAAAACTCTACACCAATCGCAACTGGTTCTACTTGGTTTTCACGTAACTTCATTATATGAGTGTTTTCACTCTTTTATTTTTTCGTAATCGTTTTGATGAATTTGAATTAAATAATTCTTCATAATAGGTTACTTTTAAATTTAATATTTTAGCTAACTGATTAATATCATCGTTAAGTTTAGTTATCAGTTGGTGGGTTTTCGCTAAATTAGGAGTTTCTTCCCACTCATAATCGTCATCCATCTTAAACCCATTTTCAGCATTCCATTTTAAATATGCATAAGACTCAGATACTGCTATCAAATCTTTACGAGATAATAATATTACTTCATCAAAATTTTTTGAAAATTCTGTATAGAACTTTATCAAATCATTTAATTGAGGTTGACCTATTAAGGTTTTTACAATTACATTTGTTTTATCATTCCAAAAATCATAAGGAGGTTGATTTTCAGTTTCCATTGAAAATGGTTCCATATATGATAATAAGTTTCTTTCTTCAGATATCTTATTCATCAGAGAAGTTGAACCACATCTTGGTAATGATATTATTAAAACTTTCACAACTTATATTTTTTTCTATACCTCTTTTCAAAGTTACTACCAACCCCCATATCCAAAATTTCATTTTGTTTAGGAATTAATGGCTTTCGTTTATTTGAATTTATAATATCATCAACTCTACTATTAGTAAATATATCAATATATATTTTTGAGTTTTTTCTTGGTCCTTTATGTACCACCACAATGGGTGGGGTTGCATTCATATTAGCCATTAAATTAGTTTATTTTCATCTGTATTTTTTACGTAATATCTTTTAGATAAATCCGGACTAAACGATAGACCATCTAAATTAACCGAATTTGGATTGTGATATAAATCCTCGTAATAAATTATTTCTTTAGTTATTAAATTGGAAATTTTAACTAATTTAGTATGTATGGTTGATATGCAATTTTGAAGATATTCCATACTCACATCTAAATTATTAATTTCAAGATATTCATCTTTCCACATCCACTTAGAAGTTCGGTGGTTGGTTATATTGTATGTAACATACGCTGATTTTAGTTGTTCTTTTTTATTTTTTCTATCTAATAAAAACACATAATTATATAACTTACTATGTTCTATCACATCAGCAACAGAAATTGAATCATGTAAATGTATTTTGACGCATACATCGTTACCAAAATCACGAATTTTATTTGGTTCGTGTATATGTTTTAAATTATATGTATCTGCTAACGATTTTGTAAAGTACTCACCACCACATCTTATACTTGATAAAACTAATATCTTCATAATAATGTATTGGTTCTCTTGATATATTTTTTACTCAAATCCATTTTACTCATTGTACCTGCTAGAACAATTCTATCTTTAGTAGATGATTGGTTGGTGTTTGGCATATGTTTTAATTCCGCAGGGAATATAAACAAATCCCCATCCTCTGGTAAAATGGATTTTACTACACCATTTACTGAAAACATAAGTTCACCATCATTTCCTTTTAAGTTATCTGGCATTTGAACATAAAAAGTCCATGTCCATTCACCCTTGGATTTCAATCCAAGCATATCGGTGTGTTCGTGATAGTTTGTATGTGGGTTTTCTTTACTACTTAAATAAACCCAATTCTTATATGAATATGTATTTTTTGATTTATATATGAGATTATCAAATATATCAATAATTTGATTTCTAACATATGATAACTCACCCCCTATTATAAAAATATCACTTTGTATTCCGGGATATTTAGAATTTTGAGGAGATTGTTGTTTAGTTATATCCAAATTAAAAATTAATTCTTCAATTAACTTAGTTTGATTATATTCAATTGAAGATATTTTAAAAATATATACATCATCTGTTATATGTATTTTTTCCATAATTTATAGTATGTTATTAACATTACATCATTGTTTTGCACTTTTTTATATTTTTAAATATCACATTTCCTGCAATTACAATTCTATCTTTAGTAGAGTTAGGTGCATCAACTGGAGCATGAGGAATGTCCCCTTCTAATATAATCAAATCTCCTACTTTTGGTAGAATCCCAAATTCAATACCGTCTTTATCTTTTATAAATAACTTACCATCCTCATTTGATAAATTGTCTGGCATCTGGACATAGAACACAAATGTATAATTGGGTAATGAATTGCCAAGTCTCTGTTCAATTTCGGTATGTGTGTGATATATCAGCTGATTAGTTTTTTTATCACGGATAGTTTGTTTTGTTTTTGATTTATTCACAACATTAACCCAACAACCAATCTCTACTAAGTTATATGGTTGGGTATGTAGCTGTTCACACTTAGATATTCCATCTAAAATAATATCTCCCACATTTCCAAGGTCTTGTGATATAACCCACTCTTTAGATTTGGAACCTAACCATAAACCATGTCCATCTTGTGGACTGTTGACTTGGTTGATTACATTGAGTGTATCTAACACAATATCACCTATATTGGAAGTGTCAAAATTGTATTTCCAATAACCAACACTATCGTTTAAATTAATTCTCATTATTAGCCATTTGTAATTACCCCATATATAATCAATCCAATAACAACAAGTCCAAGTGTAAGACATGCACCAGTCATTATTCTCATACTATCTTCATACTGTCTATCATCTCTACCTTGATTATCAAAGGGTTCCATCATGCTGTCTATTTTTTATCTTCTGTAATTTCTTTCTTTTATTTTTTAATCGAGAGAACATTTTCTTCTGTAATGTTTCCTTAATTTCTTTTACCGATTTTCTTTTCTTACGTGCCACTTCTGATTTGGCCATTCTAATACTTCTATCCATAATTTATTTGTTTATAAAAGGTAATATTGCTAATTCTTTTGCTTTTGCCTCTACCATAACATCTACCACATTACCATATAAGTTGGGTAACTCTTTGATATAATCTGAATGTGCTTGTGGTTTGAGTTTAGAGTTTTCTTCGTGTAATGCTTTACTCTCCGAATAATGAACCTCTGGTGTAATACCTTCAGGCCATGAGGTCATTGCAAGTTCTAATGCTTCTTGTTCTGATAAACCACCAGTACAAAATTGGTGGTGATGATAATCAAATACAATAGGAATACCAATACGTTCGTGTATGTACATCAAATCTTTTACTGAGTACATAGATGCTTTATCATCGTTTTCTACCGTTAGACGGGATTTAACTGAATCCGATAAACGTTCGAAGTTGGTACAGAATCTATCCATGGCAGATTGTTTATCACCATATACACCATTACAATGAATGTTAAGATTATTGTATGGAGATTTTTCTAACCCCATCATATCAAATATCTTACCATGAATCTCTAAATCAGTAATAGTATTTTGTACCACGTTTTCACGTGGAGATACTAATACATTAAAAGGACCAGGGTGTGCATTGACACGAATACCATTTTGTTTGGCATAATTACCACAGGCCTGTAATATCATTTCGATACGTTTATATTGTGGTAAGTTTTCTATACCATACTCAGATGCCCATGGGAATATATCAGATGATACTCTGAATAACTTTATACCTTTACGATTGTTCCATTGAAGAATGGTAAACAAATCTCGTACATTTTGTAATGCAAGTTCACCTGCATATTCTAAACCTTTCTCTTTAAAGGTTTTTTTAATCATTGAACGATTGGTGGTAATTCTTGGTTTCTGTTCACCAAGTGTCATATTAATACATGCGTAACCTAAATTCATAATTGTGTAGTTTTAAATCTTATACTACAAATATACAAAAATTATTTGAGACTACCAAATATTATAGAGAAAAACTTTCACCACAACCACATGAACGAGCTGCTTGAGGATTTGACCATTCAAACCCCTTACCATTAAGACCGGTAGAGAAATCTAACTGAGAACCCAATAGGTAGAAGTATGATTTTTTATCAACTACTACTTGTAATTCATCCAAGTTGATAATTTCATCAGTAGGGTCTACATCACTCTTAGAACCAAAATCCATGAAGTATTGTAATCCACTACAACCTCCACTCATAACCCCTACTCTAAGATGATGGGTATCTAATGATTTACCTTCATCTTGTATAGTTTCTACGATTTTGTTTTTTGCTTTATCTGTAATTGTTATTAGACTCATCTTAATAAGTTTTTGAATTAAAATCTTCTGGGTATTTATTTCCTTTTATTTTTTCTAAACTATTTGCACTTCCACCACGATACTTTAACCAATAATCAATTGCACGTCTATCATTAACCCAACGTTCAGTTTTCTTCCAATCAAACCAAGGGTGGTGATAATATGATTGTCCATTGTATGGATTTTTCCACCCACCATTCTCGTAGTATATTCGTTTCTCTTCTTCTGAAATTTCACCATCACCATCTAAATCTGCATCTCGCTCTTCATCTGTAATAATACCATCACCATCGATATCCAAATTTCTATCATCTACCACATCTTCTTCTGAGATGTTGAGTGAATCTAATAAATCAGTTATCTCATCTACATCCAAATCATCATCTTCAGATTCTGTTTCAACATCTTGAACCATATCATTTAGTACCAAGTCTAACCCATGTGATTCATCCCACTCTTCATCTTCCAATCCATCTTGTAAAGTATTAGACCACACATCGGATTCTTTCCGATTATCTATATCAGATTCACCATAGAGTTCTCTTCTCTCTACTACCTTCTTTTTATCTTTCTCACCTTTATCAACTTTAGATGCCATATTAAATGCAATTACAAGTGATACTGCAAGTGGGTCAAATACAAAAATGATAATAAGAATAAACCAGTTGATAATATCAGTCATTGGTTTATCTAATAAAGTAGAAAGATATTGTAGAGGTCCTAATTCAGAACCTGTTTCAGTATCGGTATCTAATTCTAATATCTTTAATTGAATTGATTGTAGTGAATCTGCAGCAACTTCTCTCTTAGATTGAACTTCCCTTCGGTTTTGTTCTTCTACTTCAATTCTCTTTTGAGATAAACGAAGTTCGGTAGTAGATACTGTCTGTCTAAACCCAGTAGTAGATGTTGTATCTTTTATTTGAATACCAGTTGCTTTGGCATTAGATAAAGTAGAGATGTTGTTTGAGATTCTTTCTAACTCTTTATCAAAACGAGCTACATCACTACCCCAATAAGATTCTTTCTGTTGTAAGAATGCTTTTTGTTTAGATGATACATTGTATTGATTTAAAGTATCTTGAAATGCAGCAGTTAAAAATCCATAGATACCCAATGATGTTATGAGTATTAGAATTACAACTCCAATAGATAAATAAATTCTGAAACCTTTATTAATTTTATCCCAATAATTGTATAGGTATCCTGCAGTAATTAATTTAGCTAATTCCAATGATGAAGCCATTATCATTACTGATACTGATGCTCCTGCAAATAATTTAGCTAAACCAGTTACTGAAAAGAATGCTGCATTGAATCCTACGAACAAAGCAGATAACCCTAATAAAAGAGTTCTAAATTTCATTTCTTATCCTCTCGATATGATTTGTTGGATATCCTCCAACGCTTTATTGATTTCTTGTAAATAGAGACTTGCTTGTTTAGGGTCAGCTTGTCTTTCTCCTGTAATCATTTCCTTTACAACTTTAATACGAGTCATACATGATTCAATAGTGTTG